CGAAGCCACCTGGAAGCGCATCGGCACCCTGCTCAAGAAGTTCAGCGCCACAGAGTGCGCCAATTACGTCAGGAACTCAGGATACGTCTTCACCTGATCCAAACATGCTCTAAGTTATTGCTCATTCGCCGATGCGCTCCAGAAAATCGATGGAACTGACAGATGCGCTGCGGGACGACGCGGGGCGTGGCTACGTCGTGGGCGCAGTGGAGCTGAGCGAGCTGGGGTGGCGGCTGCAAGCGCGGCAAGTGGGGACGTGATGCCGGACCAGGCGGATATCGAGCAGGCGCTGGCGGCGCTGGGCGCCGAGGCGCTGCGGGACGATCCGGCGGAGGTCCGGGTGTATCGCGGCTGGCCTCGGGCGGCGTCGCTGGAGGCGGACTTGCAGGCTGGGCGGGCGCATTTGTCCGTGACGCCGGGCGGCGCGGCGCGGGATGCGACGCGGTATCTGGCGGAATGGCGGGGGGTCGTGCCGGCACCGACGTTGCAGGCGGCGGTGGACGGGGAAGCCGTGACGTTCGGCGGCGTGGCCGGGCCGGGGCAGGTGGCGGGGCTGCGCGTGGACGGGGTGGCGTATGCCTGCCGGCTGCGGGATGGCGACACGCCGGGCGCGGTGGCGGCGGTGCTGGCCGGGCTGGTGCGGGTTGACCGGCCGGTGGAGCTGCATGGGGCGGCGGTGACGCTGCCCGGCGGGCGCGGGTTGCTGGCTCGGGTCATGGCGGATGGCGCCGGAGGGACGGAACTGCGGCGGCAGGTGCAACCGATGCGGATGAGCCTTTGGTGCCCGGTGCCTGCGGTGCGGGACCGGCTGGCGGCGCTGCTGGACTTGGCTGCGGCGGCGTCGCCGATGCTGGATGTGGGCGGGTGGGCTTGCAGAGTGCGGGCGGCGGGTGGGGTCACGACGGATGAAGGGGCCGCTGCCGGGGTTTGGCGGCGGGACCTGGTGTACTCGGTGGAGTATCCGACCGTTTTGGCGAAGGCGCTGCCGACGATGCTTTGGGGGACGGTTTCGGCTGGAGACCGGGTGGCGGTGGGGTGACTTGGGGCTTTCTTGCGGCGGTGTTTGTTTTCTGGTCGGCGAGCGAGACCCCCTCACCCCGACCCTCTCCCGGAGGGAGAGGGGGAAGTGGCCTCGACTATTCGCATATGGCTTAGGTGACCCTGTTGCGCTTGTCCATGTATAGAGTGATAGACGACTAATGACACAGGTCAACATTGCTTCATTCGGATTTCGCGACATTGTTGCAATACTTGGCCATGATGTCGAACATGCAGGCGCTGTTGCTGCCGTGGCAGGTGATCTTCACGGATTACCCGGCCTCCAGTGCATCTTCGTCCATCACGTCTTCGCTCACCGCTTGCTGGATTGGGCGCTGACGTAAACCTCGTCAATCTAGCGGCCCGTTTGGTTCTTCAGCGTGAAGTCCGCGCCGTTGGCGGCGAGGGCCGATCCGGCTGAGAGCGGCGGCACGGCCGGGGACAGCAGCAGGGTGAGGGCAAGCGGCACGGCACGTCGGGGCATGACGGGTCCTTTCCTGCGACGGCAGCCGGTCGCAGCGCGGCGGGCACTTGGTTTCTACTTTGGGTCCGGGTGATTTTCGAGGGCATTTATATACGTGTGTGACCTGGACCATCATAGCCCAAGTTTCGCCTGCCTCCCGGTCACTTCCCGCGCCGCTCGCTTGAATGCCGCCCCGGTGTCAATCAGGGGAATGGCCGGCTTCATGCCGCCCAACGCTTGTTCAACGGTGATGATTTGCAACCGCGGATACTGCCGTTCTCCAAGCGTGTAGAAGCCCGCCGAGGCTGCTTCCTTCTCCATGGGACGGGTGGGTGTCTCCAAGGTCAGGAACACACCTATGGGGGCCTTCTCCCGGTCCAGCACGCCCTTGAGGTCGCGGACCATGGGGACGCTCACACCGCCACCCTTCACGCTCACGATGGCCCTCTCTGTCGTCCTAGCATCCGACCGGAAATAGATCAGGCCGTCTATGCCGCCATCCGCGCCTTTCTTCTTGCCGCCGTAGGGCTGGGCGTCAATCAAAGACACGGCCCACCATTGGAACTGGTACTTGTCGCGTTGGGCCAGGTCGCGGGCACCGTCAAGGTCCTTGGGGGTGCCGTGGACCTCAAAGGCGATGCCGGAAAAGGCGTCTTTGAGCCGACGTTCTATCAACGAGATGGCGAGGTGGGTGACATCTATGCCGATCCACTGGCGGCCAAGTTTCTGGGCAGCGTGGATGGTGGTGCCGCAACCGCAGAAGGGATCAAGCACCACGTCGCCAGGGTTGGATGAGGCTGCTAGAATGCGCTCCAGCAAGGCAACCGGCTTCTGTGTTGGATAGCCAAGGCGTTCGGTCGCCGTGCGCCCCAATACCTGAATGTCCGTCCACACGTCTCCAACCGAGGCGCCTTTAGAGTCAAGTAGGTATTGTTTCAGCTTGGGATATCCGCCATCCTTTTTCGGCCAGTGAATCCGCCCGTCCTTGTCCAACTCATTGAGCGTATCAGGGTGATAGCGCCAATGCCGACCCGCGCCAACTTTCGCCGGGTCAACGCCTCTCCAGGGCAAGCCACTTGGACCGTTTCGCGTGCCAGATGCAGTAAGGTTGTCAAGAGAGAACCGGCCCCGCTCATCTTCAAAACGATACTCGCGTTCTATCCAATCTGGATCGGCCTCAATACGCGGAGGATGAAAAACCATCTTGGATACATTGGCAGAGTAGAACAGAATGCAATCGTGGACTGGGCCATATTGCGTCGTTCCACTGTTATGTGCCCCGCTTCTTCGCCAAATTATCTCGCTTCTAAAGTTTTCTTTGCCGAAGATTGAGTCCAACAGCAGCTTGAGATAATGATGAGCGGTGGGATCGCAGTGAAGATAGATGCTTCCTGTTGGCTTAAGCACGCGACGCAACTCAATTAGCCGGGCTGCCATCATGGCAAGATATGCCATCATGTCGTTCTCACCAAGGAAAGAGCGCATGGCGCGGAGCATATCCGCGGCATCCGTGCTGCCTGAGCGCATCACCCTGTCAAAGGCGCCTTCGGCCTCTTGCGCCCAATGCCAAGTATCCTCAAACGCTTCAATTTGGGCCTGAGACCCCGCCCCGGCCGGCGATCTAAACAGCACGTTGTAGCTGGCGTTTGAGTTGAACGGCGGATCCAGATAGACTAGGTCCACACTCTCACTCGCGACGCTCTCGCACAGCACGTCGAGGTTGTCGCCGTAGTAAAGTGCGTTGGGCATTAACGCTGTCCTTCGCGCGCCACGCGCTTCGCTAGGTTCTTTTCAGCCACAAGCCGATTTTGATACAACTCCAATTCTCGAGCGGCATGCTGCTTTACTCGATATGCCAAAGCATCTTTGTACTCGGTAAAAACCGGATGCCCAATCAAGCGTAGCAAATCATCAAACTTGTCTGAAAGCTCCCTCATCGTTAGCCGTTTTCCTCGCAGAGCTGCTGATTCTATAAATAGCAGAAACTGCTCGCAAAGTATATGCAAGCCATATAGTTCCTCATCAAACAAATAGTTCTTCGCAACTTGCACGTCACCATGGGACGGCCGGTCGCCTTTCATGGCCGTTAAGCCCATATCGTGCAGGAGGTGATTTGCCCGATCAAGTAGTATCTCAGATGAAAGCTGCCCCGTAATTGCATACGTGAACTTATCTTGTAACTTAGCAAAAAATCGCCCAATCTCTGGCGCGTCTTTTGTATAATCACTTGAAGCCAGCGCAAATACATCACGCACAGCCTTGTAGACGTTCATTTCGTCAGAGCGAAGCGCACGAACCTTGGCGGCAAGTTCACGCAAGGCATGGCTATCATCCTTGAGCCGTGCCTCATTGAGGGCAAAGCCTTGGACGATATAGTCTTTAAGTATCTGGGTGGCGTATTTACGGAACTCAGTGGCGCGCTTTGAGCTGACGCGATATCCAACCGAGAGAATGGCGTCGAGGCTGTAGTGCGCGACCGCCCGCGACACTTGTCTCGAACCTTCCTGACGAACCTGTGCAATATTTGCACAGGTTGCCGTTTGTTCTAACTCATTGGCATCATAGATGTTTTTAAGGTGTTTCGCAACGTCGCTACGATCAACTCCAAAGAGATCGGCTATCTGTTGCTGGGTCGCCCAGACCGTCTCGTTTGACGGATCAAGCGCAAACTCGGCACGGCCATCCGCCGTCTCATAATGGAAGAGCTGAAACTCTCCTTGGTTTGGCTCCATGGCGGGCAGTTTTCCATTTCTGATTGAAGAGTCAACTTCACTTGGACGGGTCGCGGCAAATCGCCCGAGCGCCTCTCCAAATGACATATCTAGCTTGAACGGCTTTTCCCGCTTCTCAACCATGAGCGATCAACGCCTTGTATGTCAGCCGCCCGGCGACTTGGCCCAACAGTGCATTTACGCGCTGGCCTTCGCCCATCTTGCGGCGGTTATGGCGGAAAGTGAACTCGGCAAGGTAGCGGTCCAGGTGTTCGCCGCTCACCCAATGGTGGATGCCGTTCACCTTGCGCTTGAACAGGCTCCAGGCGTTCTCCAGCCCGTTCGTGTGGATGAAGTAGTGCTTCACGTATTGGCCAATGGAGTGGTTCACCGTGTGGTGGTGGAACCGCTTGCCGACGCCGTTGTAGCCCTTATGCTCATCCGTCAGCACGTTGCTGCCCGGCGCCACGTTGGCCTCCAACTCGGCATCCAGGGTCTTTGCCGTGGTGTCCGGCACCACCTTGGCCCGCAGCTCCCCGTCACGTTCCATCATGCCCATGACGGCGATCTTGCCTGCCCCGCCTTGGCTGCCCGGCGTGCGCTTGTGCGCGTGCTTGTTCTTCTCCTTGCCGCCGATGTACGTCTCGTCGGCTTCCACCATGCCGCTGAGCGGGGCGTTGAAGGACTTGGTTTGTGCGGCGTGCCGCAGCCGGTGCAGCATGAACCAAGCGGACTTTTGCGTGATGTCCAGGTCCTTGGCGACTTGGGTGGACGCGATGCCCTTGGTGTGGCTCGTCACCATCCAGATCGCCATGAACCACTTGCGGAGCGGCAGCTTAGTGTCCTCAAAGATCGTCCCGACCTTGATGGAGAACCTCTGGCGGCAGTCGCCGCACTTGTGGGTGCGACGGTCGGCGAAATGGTAAACCTTGGTGCTGCCGCAGTGGGGGCAGTAGGCCCCGTCCTTCCACCGGATCGCCCGCAGATGGTCAACGCAGACTTGTTCGTCGCTGAACACTTCCATCATCTGCATCAGGCTGTCGAACTGCTGGATCATGGCTACACCCTACCGATGCAGCCAACCTAGCCCATCATGCAGATTGGGTCAAGCATGTATATAAGTGCCTTTTCGAGGAGCATTCGATGCAGCATTTGATTGTCGTGCGTCCCTTCGGGCCGCACCGGCCGGGCGACGCCATCACCGACCCGGACGAGGCCGCGGGCATCCTGGCGTCCGAGCACGCCGGCCATGTCGTGCGCTCGACGCCCCTTGAGGACGCTGAGCGCCCTGAGGAGGCCATGCGTCCAGCCGGCGCCGAGGCCAGCGTCCGCAACCCCACGCCGCAGGAGAGCTGACATGCCGATCGTGCAAGCGGGCAGCATGAACACCACGGCGCTGGTGGTGCCGGACCTGTATGTGCAGGTGGTGCCGCCGCAGAACCTGGTGCTGAACGGGGTGCCGACCAACGTCGTGGGCGTGGTCGGCAGCGCGGGCTGGGGGCCGGTGAACCAGCCGGTGACGGTGGGCAGCATGGCCGACTACGCCCGGGGGTTCGGGGCGATCCAGGCGCGGCGGTTCGACATGGGCACGCAGGTGGCAACCGCGGTGCAGCAGGGGGCGCAGAGCTTCCGGTGCGTGCGGGTCACGGACGGCACCGATGCCGCGGCGAACTACGCCATGTTCTACGGCAACGGCGGGTATCCGGTGCTGCTGACGGCGCGTTACTCCGGCAGCCTGGGCAACCAGGTCGGGCTGGCGCTGCAGCCGGGGTCGGCGGCGGGGTCGTGGCGGCTGATCCTGGGGCTGCCGGGGCAGGTGGCGGAGACGTTCAACAACCTGGCGGCGCCGACGCCGGCGGCGTTGTGGCAGAACTTGGTGAACGCGGTGAACCTGGGGCTGGGGCCGCTGCGGGGGCCGAGCCAGCTTTGCGTCGCGAGCCTGGGGTCGGCCACTGCGACGCAGCCGGCTGGGTTCCTGGGGCAGAGCCTTCTCAATGGCAGCGACGGCGCCGCAGGCGTTTCGGCGGGGACGCTGGTGGGGCAGGACGGGCTGCCGCGGCGGGGCATGTATGCGCTGCGCGGACAGGGGTGCAGCCTGATGGTGCTGGCGGATGCGGACGACCTGGGCTGGTGGGCGACGCAGGCGGGGTTCGCGCAGCAGGAGGGGCTTTATGCCATCCTGACCAGTCCGAGCGGGGACGGGATCGCGGCGGCGGTGGCGGCGCGGCAGGCTGCGGGGCTGGACAGCCCGGCGGCCAAGCTGATGTTCGGCGACTGGGTCTATTGGAACGATCCCGTCACGGGGACCATACGGCTGGTCAGCCCGCAGGGGTTCGTGGCGGGGCGGCTGGCGAACCTGTCGCCGGAGCAGAGCAGCCTGAACAAGCCGCTGTATGGCGTGGTGGGCACGCAGCGGGCCGGGGTGCCGGGCAGCGCGCAAAGCAACGGCTACAGCACGGCGGAGCTGGCGGCGCTGCTGGGCGGGGGGCTGGACGTGATCGCCAACCCGCAGCCGGGCGGCAGCTTCTGGGGGGTGCGGGGCGGGCACAACAGCAGCAGCAACGCGGCGACCAACGGGGACAACTACACGCGGCTGACCGACTTCATCGCGCGCACGCTGGCGGCGGGGATGGGGCAGTATGTGGGGCAGGTGATCAATGCCGGGCTGTTCCGGCGGATACGGAGCACGCAGCTTGGGTTCCTGCAGGCGATGCTGGGGCAGGGGATACTCGGGACGGTGGATGGCAGCCTGCCGTTCAGCGTGGTGTGCGACGCGAGCAACAACCCTCCGGCGCGGGTGGGGCTGGGATACGTGCAGTCGGACGCGCAGGTGCAATACCAGGCGATCAACGAGCGCTTCATCGTAAACCTGGAGGGTGGGCAGACCGTGCAGGTGACGCGGCAGACCTTGCCTGCAGGTCAAGTGGTTTAGGGAGGGCTGAGGTATGCCAGCGAACAATTTCTCGACCGGGCGGGACTGCCAGTTGGTGGTGATCGGGCCGGCGGCGGGCGGGGCTGCCGGGGCGCGGGTGGACCTGGCGCATGTGACGGGATTCGAGAGCCGGCAGATGACGCATCCGATCCGGATCGACCGGCTGGACGGGGTCCACATGGCGGCGGAGCTGCCGAAGGGGTGGGAGGGGCACTTCGACCTGGAGCGCGGCAGCTCGGTGGCGGATGATTTCATTTCGGGAATCGAGCAGGCTTGGCACGCGCAGGGGCTGCTGCAGGGGGCTACGCTTTATCAATATGTTGACGAGGCCGATGGCAGCACCAGCACGTACCAGTTCGAGGCGGCGGTGTTTAAGATGGCGAATGCCGGGTCGTGGAAGGGCGATGCGCCGGTTCGGCAGCGGCTGGATTTCTTTGCCAGTCGGAGGAAGCGGATTTAGCAGGGCCGGTGCTGCTCCCTTTCTCCTGGAGAGAGTTAGGGTGAGGAAGGTCGCAAGAACGGTGCCTTCCCCATCTATGCCAGACGACGACGGACTGCGCGTGCGGCTTCCCTCACTCCGACCCTCTCCCGGAGGGAGAGGGAGCAGTAAGCAGGATGCACCCTTATGGACACACCGTCTGAACGGATCATTGCGGAGGCTGGGCGGCCTTTGATGGCTGCCGATGCTGCTGGGCGCAAGCTGGAGGTGCGGCGGCCCGGGGCGTTGGACCGGCTGCGGCTGTTCAAGGCGTTGGGGCCGGCGCTGTCGGGCAACGACCGGTATGTTGGATACGCCATGCTGGCCTATTGCGTGCAGGCCATTGACGGGGTGCCGGTGCCGGCTGCGGCGACCGAGGCGCAGTTGGAGGCGCTGGTGGCGCGGCTCGGCGACGCCGGGCTGGCGGCGGTGGGGGAGGCCCTGTCCGAGGCGATGCCTGGCCCAAACTAGGCGGCGCGGCCGGGGGGCCTGACCCGGCCGCGCTGCGTGGGCTGGTGGGGCAGGCGGACCTGGTGGACTGCCTGTTCCTGGTGCGGAACGGGGTGCCGCTGGACGTGGCGTTCTCGTTGGACGCGGGGGAGCGGACGGCATGGGTGATCGTGATCGGGCAGATGGACGGGCTGACGTGGGACTGGGCGGCGATGGCTTGGACTCCGTTGGGATAGGCGGGGCTGGGGCAGGCGGGGGCGGGATGGCAGGGGCTGCGGGGTTCGGCACGGATACGCTGGTGGTGCGGATCGAGGGCTTGCCGGCTGACATGCGGCCTGGTGGCCGCGCCGCGCCGCGGATGGCGCGGCTGCGCCTGCGGGAGGGGCGGCGATGATTGACGCCTATGAGGTCGGCATCAGCCTGGCGCTGCAGGATGGCGTGAGCGCCGGGCTGGAGGTCATTATGCGGGAGCTGCAGGCGTTGGACGCCGCGGTGGCGGCGAGCGCCGCCGGGTTACGGGGGCTGATGGCCCAGGCGCAGCAGGCGGCGGCCGTGACGGCTCGGGCCGGGCGGCCATTGCCTATGACGGTGGCGGCGCCTGGTGGCGAGGCCGCGGCTGTGTCGGCCGCCGTGCCTGCGGCAGCGGCCCGGCAGGCGACTAGGGCCGAGGTGGCGGCAAGCCCGGCGGCGGAGATGCGTGCGGCAAGCGTTGCGCCCACCTCTCGGCCAGTGGCGACGGAGGAGGTGCGCGGCGCGGTGCAAGCCGCCCCACGCATCGTAACGGCTGCCGCCACGGCGCCTGGGTCCGCGGCGGTGCCCGGCGGTCCCGTGGCTCCGCCGCCGGTGGCGGTGGCGCCTGCGGTGCTGGGGACTATCCCGGCCGTGCCGCGCCCAGTGCCTGCAATGGTCGCACAGGCGCTTGGCCCTGGGCTTGGGGCGGCGCCTGGCCGCGGCTCCGGCATGGCACAGCCGCCGCGGACGCTGCCGGCCACCCCTCTGGCGGCCCTGCCGGCGAGCGGACCGCGGTTTGAAATGTCGGTGCTGGCGTTCGCCGCGGCACCGGACGCCGTGCCCCGCCCTGCCGCAGCGCCAGCCATAAGGATGTTGGCGCCGCCGGGGGCCGCCGGGGCAGCGGCCTTGCCCCGGATGCCTGCGCTGGTGTCCGGGCCGCTTGCGCCACAGGCGCCGCGGCTGCCGCCAGCTGCCCCGTCCGCTGCGATGCCTGCGCCGGTGCCGGGTGCGCCGGTGTTCGCCGGGCGGCCTGCCGCGCCGCCGCCGCCGGCCGCCGAGGGCGGGCGCGGGGGTGGTGACGTGGTGCTGGATGGGCGGCTGGTCGGCCATTGGTTGGCGGACCGGATGGGACGGGAGGCCGCGCGGCCCGGCGCAGGGACGACCGGGTTCGACCCGCGGCAGTCGCCGGCTTGGACGCCCGCGGGAACCCTCTGACGGCTCCAACGTGCGTCCCGTTGCCTGATCCGGGCGCCGCGGCGGGCCATGGCATGGACGGGCCGGCCGGGCTGCCGGCCATGTTGAACTGCCTGGAGAGGAGACTGCCATGCTCATCCTCGGCCCCATCGTGTTCGGGTCTTTCGAGGTCCCGCAGAGCATCACCCTGGGCGGCCGTCAGCGGCTGGCGGTGCATCGGCTGCCCGGCGGCGGGCGCGTGGTGGACGCCATGGGCGCGGACGATGCCGATCTGGCGTGGTCCGGCATCCTATCCGGGCCGGAGGCGTCGGGGCGGGCGCGTGCCCTGGACCGGCTGCGGCGCGGCGGGCTGGCGTGGCCGCTGGCCTGGGACGGATGGCGGTTCACGGCCATCGTGTCGCGCTTCGAGGCGGACAGCTCCGATCCGTTCTGGATGCCCTACCGCCTGTCTGCCTGCGTGCTGGCGGAGGGGGACATGGCCGCGCCGGAGCCTTTGCCGCTGGCGCCGACCGCCGCGGAGGCGGTGGCGCTGGGCGCCGGGCCGGGGCTGGAGGACAGGCTGGCCCAGGCGGGCGCCGGGCTGGCGGCGCCGGACCTTGCGGGCGTGCTGGCGGCGTCGGGGCAGGCGGCCCGGCTGGCGGCGGCCCGCGCCTTCCAGAACGCGCTGGGGGTTGCATGAGGGTCCTGACGGTGGCCGGGGGCGACCTGTTCCGCCTGGCGCTGGAGCATTTGGGCGACGCGACGCAGTGGAACCGCATCGCCGCCCTGAACGGGTTGGACGACCCGGTGCTGGACGGGCTGCAGACGCTGCGCCTGCCGGAGCGGGACCCGAACGCCGGGGGCGGCATTGAGCGCGATTAGGCAGCCGCGGCTGCGCGTGCTGGCGGACGGGGCGGCGCTGCCGGGGGCGATGTCGGCGGACGTGAGCAGCAACAACCACCTGTCCGCGGACCGCTTTCGGCTGCGCTTCGCCGCACGCGGGCTGGACCCGGCGGCGCTGGCGGGGCGGCTGGATGTGCAGGTCGGGCTGGATGGCGGCTGGACCAGCTTGCTGCTGGGCACCGCCGACAGCCTGCACCTGGACCCGGTGCGCGGCACCCTGGACGTGGAGGGGCGCGACCTGTCGGCGGCGCTGGTGGAGGCGCGGGTGGACGAGACGTTCGCCAACCGCACCAGCAGCGAGGTGGCGGAGGCGCTGGCGGCCCGGCACGGCCTGCAGGCGGACGTGACGGCGACCACGGCGACCATCGGGCGGCTGTATGGCAGCGAGCGGGACCGGCTGACGATGGGGCAGTTCGCCCGCGCCGCGACCGAGTGGGATCTGCTGGCGGCCTTGGCTGGGCAGGAGGGGTTCGATTTGTTCATGGACGGGCCGCGGCTGCACTTCGGCCCGCCTGGCGATGCGGCGCCGGTGCCGCTGCCGGTCAGCGGCTGCATATCGCTGGAGGTGGAGCACCGGCTGGCGCTGACGGACCTGAAGGTGCAGGTGCGGAGCTGGGGGACGCGCGCCGGGGCAGCGGTCGGCGCCTCGGCCGGCGCGGGGGGGCGCACGCATGGCGTGGTGCGGCCGAACCTGCCGCAGGAGGAGGCGCAGCGGCTGGCGGAGCGGACGCTTGCCGACCTGCAGCGGCACGAATGGGCGGCGCACGCCGCCATGCCCGGCGAGCTGGCGCTGACGGCGCGCAGCCGGGTGCAGGTGCAGGGGGCCGGATCGGGCTGGGACCGGGTATTTGCGGTGGCGGAGATCAGCCGGCACCTGGACGTGCGGCGCGGGTTCACGCAGCGGGTGGTTTTGCAGGGCATCTCAGGGGGGGCGGCGGATGGACAGGCTGCTTAACGCGATCAAGGGCCACACCGCGGCGCAAGGCGCGGCGGCGGGGCAGCCGCGGTTCGGGGTCGTGACCTCGGTGGACCCGACGGCGGGGACGGCGCGGGTGCAGTTGCAGCCGGAGGGCGTGCTGACGGGCTGGCTGCCGCTGCTCAGCCCGTGGGTGGGGGCTGGATGGGGGCTGAGCTGCCCGCCCTCGCCGGGCGACCAAGTGCTGGTGCTGCCGCAAGAGGGCGACGCGGAGCATGGCGTCATCGCCGGGCGGACGTGGAGCGACAAGGCACAGGGTCCGGCGGCGCCGGTGGGGGAGCTGTGGCTAACGCACAAGAGCGGGTCGTGGCTGCGGCTGCTGAACGACGGGACTGTCTCGGTGCGGGGGGACCTGCATGTGGACGGGGACGTCTATGATCGGCTGGGGTCGCTGGACCGGCTGCGCGGGCATTACAACGCGCACCGGCATGGGGACCCGCAGGGCGGGGTGACGGCGGTGGCGGCGCCGCAGGATTGAAACCTGCTTGCAGATTGATGCAGCCGTTCCGCCTTGGCAGCTTCCGCTAAGGCACTTGCTCCTGACATTGACAGACGGCCGGACACTGTTGGCGAAGTCGCCTGCTATGCGGCGAGCGCGGCGAGCGCGGCGAAGCGCGAGGCACGGGTCGGCGCGAGCGGGCGTCCGGTGAACCACGCTGCGAGGCGGTCGAGGTTGAGGGCGGC